GATCCGGTGCGGGATAGCGGATCTGGCGGACACGCCGGGAAACTGGTTGAAGTCCCACTTCCTCACGTGGCAGCCAAAGGTCAAGGAGGTGACCTATTACTCACCGGAGTGGTTGACCTACTACGCCATATCGGACTGCACGGTGAAGGCCAAGGCCACGTTCCCGGACAAATCTTCGAGCATGACCTCCTTGAAGGGAATGACCGCCGGCGAGTGCGTGACACTCAATCTCCAATACGCAATCGTAGCCAAGCTATTCGGGAACAAGTACCCCAGCTATCTCGAGGTTTACGCCGAGGCCGGCGGAGCGAGACTGAGCGTATCGCAATTCTATAAATTCACGGATATCCATTCCGAGGACGAGCAATGGTTCCTTTTCGAGAACAGTCTGGGCGGTATGGACACCTTCCGTGCCCATGGGGTGAACCGTCTGCAGGCGGAGCATGGCCACCTGATAGCGGAACTGGACGAGAACCTGTCCGAGTATGACGTGGAGACCGATCGTAAGTTCGTTAAGAACACGGGATTCCTCGATGATTACTCCCGCCGTTGGTTGCTGGATTTTTTCCCCAGCCGGGCCAAGTATATATACGAGGCGTCCATGATCCGGAGAATAATCGTCACCGAGAGCGACGCCACCTACACCTCCAACGATCTCCCGAGCTCCTATACGTTCACGTACCGACTCTCGGAGATCTCGAGATACCTGAACCTTATCCGTAACGAGAAAGAGCTTCCGGATAATCTAACGGTTCCAAACCTCTCCTCGCCGGATTTTATTTTTCCCCCTCGCTTAGCTGAGCTCCCACGGCAAGAGCTTGGCGAGGGGGTATTATTCCCGGCCTTTGATCCGCATAACCCGAAAGCATCCGTTACGTCTTTTGGTGTAATACATGACACGATAAGGAACGGCATCATAAGCGAACTTGGAGAGACTTGGAGGGCTATCGTCAACGGAGCAGGAGGATCGGGTGGACCGGGAGACGATTTCTATCATATAAAATTAGATGATCTGACAGAGCCGTCCGATGAGAACGCTTTCACGGCTCTTAGAGCCTTGAAGGAGATACTAAAGCCTATATCCGCACTTGATGATCGCTTTTTAAGAAAAGATATAGATGATACGGCGCATGGTAACATCACTTTCGAAAAAGACATAATCTTAAGCGGGCTGGAATCCTCCATCTACTCAGACCGTGACGCTGATAGTTTCAAGCACGAGAATGGTTTCCGTATCTTCGCCGATGGCACGGCATGGGTGAAGGACTTGAAGGTGAAGCATGACTCCATGTTCGCCGGTTCCCTTTCCTCTCCTACATTCGCCTCCGGTTTCCCGAACGGGACGGGATTCATGATAGCGCCTTACAAGGTGACGAACGCCGCCGGTGTGGAGGAGACTAAATACAAGCTGGAGATCGATTCGATCTCGGTACGCAACGAGCTTAAAGTATATACGTTCGTGGTCTCGCAACTGCTTGGCGAGAATGATAACCGCATCTTCGCCGGAATGATGGAGGTGGATCATTACGACCCGGAGACCGGCCGGATCTACCTAGATACCGACGGGGGCAGGTTGTACAACCCGTTCCGGGAAGGTGATATCCTCATGGTACAGCAATTTCAAGGCGATCCTACCTTGCAGAACGACTACAAGATGACCAAGTCGTACGAGCTGAAGGTGGTGGAAGTGGCCGTAGGGGACCTCTCCGACGGCGAGAACCGTCTGGACTGGCTCCGTTTCACGAATTTCGTGGGAAATCTATCGGACATAGCCAAGAGGGATACCCTTTGCCGTGTGGACAATCCGGATAACTCCACCCGCAGCGGCATCATGAAGATCACCACGGTGGATGAGTTCGGCACGCCCTACATGGACGTGATCCGTGGGATGAAGACCGATCCGGAAAACTGCGTGAAGGTACGTATCGGGAACATGAACGGTCTGGTCACGCCCTATTTCGGAAGGTTGGACGGTGACGGGGCGTACGTGGAGAATCTTTACGCCCGTGGGCAGTTCATGCTCGATACGGGGGAGAACGTGAAGACCAAGTTCGAGATCGTGGAAGGCAGGCTTTCCAGCGAGATGTCTTCCGTGCGCTACGAGCTATCGGAGAAGGATAATTGCCTCACGAACGCCTCTTTCTTCGCTGATACGGTAGGATGGGTACTCGGTAACGACGTGTCGCTATTCACGGTGAAGGAGCGTTTCATGGCCGTGAACGAATCCTTCTACGCTGAGAAGGATAAGGTTACAGGAATCGTGGAGGTATCCAGCCGCAAGGCCCTTTATATCAAGAACTCGGGAGTAAAGCAATTAAACTCCTACCTGAAGAACAAACCGGACGGCCAACTGGAGATGCCCGACGGGACGAAGGTATGGCCTAGCTATTACGTATCGTTCATGTACATGGTAAAGACCGCCGGTATGTTAACATCCGGATTCTCCGGACAGGGGCTTTACGTAAGCAAACCGTTGGCGATCACGGATACCTTCGTTCAAGAGGAATTTTCCGGCAAATGGAACGGAACAGGTGATTTCATCTTGAATTATACGGGGGAAATATATATCTACAACGTCCAGATGTCCACGCATCCCGTGGAGGACTTACGGCTGGAAATGTCCACCAAGTTCTTGCAGACGGACGAGAAGATAGGCATGTACGCCCTGAAGATCGACACGTTGAGCGGGACGGTGACGAAGATGGGGGTAGAATTGGATAATACGACCAGCACATTATCCTTGTACGTGACGAAGACTGACAGCATAAACCAGACAGTGACAAGCCTAGGCTTAAAGCTGGACGGTGTGGATGAGAGCTTGACGCTGTACGCCAAGAAGACCGACGTATCCGGGCTGAAAACCGAGATGGAGGCGGCTATCAAGGTGAACGCTGACAATATTAATCTGAAGGTATCTAAGGATAGTATCATATCGAGCATCAACCAGACGGCGGAGACGATCAAGATAAACGCTAGCCGACTCAATTTGAATGGTTTCGTGACATTTTCCATGTTTGACCTAAGCACCCAGAATACGATCAAGAACAAGGTTAACTCAGGTGATCTAGGATCGATGGCGTGGAAAGATGGTGTCTCTTCCGATGATCTGTCTTGGGCATTAAGTCAAGAAATATCGAACAAGGTCAATCTGACTACCTTAAACAACACTCTTTTAGGTTATACGAAAAGTGGGTCTATCACAAAAGAAGACCTGGCCAAAGCCCTTCAAGCGGAATTAACAGGGAAACTTACAGGTAGCGCCAGTGTGGGAGCGAACAAATTGGCGAGCGTGATAATAAACGGACAGACGCTTATAGCGGGAGGGTATATTCAAGCGGACTTGATAAACGTTAAAGACCTTGTCGTAGGCAGTACCTTGAGTATCGGTGCGTTCTCCTTGAATAGTTATAAAGGTCTTAACTGGACTGGCTCTGACTATTTCGGTAATACCTCCTTTAGGCTGACAGTAGGGGGAGGATACACATACAATACTGGAACAAGTTGTAAAACGATGGTAGGGGCTTGGAGCAATTCCGCTGATACCCATGCGTGTATATCTGGTATATGCAACACTTTTGGCGTAGCCATATATGGATCAACAGACGGATGGGGATCGAATTTTCCTCCGGATGGATCTAAGTACGCAGGCTTTTTCAGTGGGTCGGTATTTGCTACGGGCCAAATGCGTTGTTCCGGATTTTCTATTTATAAGAGTTCTGACATGTACCGCTAT